ATAAGATTTAGGTTAGGGACTCCGGAAAAAATAGGTGGCTGGACTAAATATGCAATAAATACATTTCAAGGTGCTGCAAGACGTTTACATAACTGGGTTGCTTTAGATGGCTCAGATTTTTTAGGGATTGGTACTCATTTAAAATATTATATAGAAGAGGGTCAAGCTTTTAACGATATAACCCCTATACGAAACACAACAAATGCAGGTGATATAACTTTTTCTGCTACAAATGGATCTACAGAAATAACTGTTTCTGATCCAGCTCATGGAGCAAATGAAAATGATTTTGTTATCTTTTCTGGTGCATCAAGTTTAGGTGGAAATATAACCGCAAATGTTTTGAATCAAGAGTATCAAATAACCTCTTTAATAAGTTCTAACTCTTATACAGTAACATCAAGTATAGCTGCTAACGCTTCTGATACTGGTAATGGCGGAGCTAGTGTTGTAGGTACATATCAGCTAAATACAGGATTAAACACCACTGTGGGAGGCACAGGATGGGGTGCAGGGCAATGGAGTGGTACAACTAGTAGTGCGCTGTCCACAACATTAAACGAAGCTCTAGATGCATCAGAAACAGGCGTTGATGTTATTGATGAAACAGGCATGAATACAGAAGGCGATGTTATTCTTGTAGGTAATGAGTTAATGCTTGTGTCAGCAACTGCCGATGACAATACAATGACTGTAACAAGAGGACATAGCGGAACAACAGCCTCTACGCATGACAACGGTTCTTTAGTAAGATTAGCAAAAGGTAATGTTTTATCTACAGATGACTTTGTGGGATGGGGTAGTGCTGCTTCTATTACTGTTCCGGGTGCCCAAATAAGGCTTTGGTCACATGATAATTTTGGAGAGGATTTGATAATCAATCCAAGAGATGGCGGATTATATTATTGGGATAGATCTTTAGGATTTGCTAATGCGGTTGAGTTAAGTGCCAGTGGGCTTGGGGGAACAAGAGCAAGTGTTCCTCAGATAGCAAAGCAAATAATTGTCTCTGATGCAGACAGGCATATTATAGCTTTTGGGTGTGATGGATTAGGAGCAACACCTGCTGCCACACAAGGCAATGGCGTTCAAGATCCTTTATTAATAAGATTTTCATCACAAGAAAATCCTGTTGATTGGTTTCCAACAACCACAAACACAGCTGGTGACTTAAGGCTTGGTGGTGGATCAACATTCATGCAAGCAGTAGAAACAAAAGAAGAGATACTTGTATTTACAAACAAAAGCGTTCACTCAATGAGATTTATTGGCCCTCCATTTACGTTTGGTATTAAGGAGCTTTCTAAAAACATAACAATCATGAGTCCTGCAGCAGCTATAGCGGTTGATGATTCTGTTTACTGGATGGGCGTAGATACTTTCTATGTATACTCGGGTGGTGGCACAAGACAAATACCTTGCTCAGTAAAAGATAAAGTATTTTTAGACTTTAACTTTGAAGAAAAAGACAAGGTTCATGTTGGCGTTAATTCAGAGTTTAGTGAAATAATATGGTTTTATCCAAGTGAAGGTGAGACTGAGGTTGATTCATATATAACATTTAACTATGCAGAAAATGTTTGGTATTTTGGCACATTATCAAGGCAGGCATGGTTAGATAGAGGAATAAGAAATTTACCGGTGTCTACTGGTGATCAATACTTATACAATCATGAAACAGGCTATGATGATGATGGCTCTGCTATGACTGCCTTTGTAGAATCAGCGCCAATGAAATTTAGCCAAGATCAAGGGTTTTCTTTTTTAAATGAAGTGGTACCAGATGTTAATTTTAGTGGGTCTACATCTATTAATCCAACAGTAGATTTTACAATTAAATCTCAAAGATACTCAGGATCTGGAATATCACAAACAGAAACAGGTACAGCACAAAGAACAGCAACAAGCCCAGTTGAGACTTATACTGAAAAACTTGACTTTAGAGTTAGGGGTAAAACATTTGCGTTAAGACTTGAGTCAAGTGCTTTAGGCACAAAATTTAAACTTGGAACTCCTCAAATAAATATAAGGCAGGATGGTAAAAGATAATGTTTGTAACAACAATACCACAGTATGTTTTAGGAATAACAAATGCTAAACTGGACTTAACAACAACTGATGCTACTATTTTGTATACTGCTCCTAGTGGTGCTGACTTTAATAGCTCTGTTATTACATCAATATTAGTTCATGATGATAGCAACAATGGAAGCACACTAACTGTTACTATTACTGATTCAGTATCAAGTGTGTTTGAAATATTTGAAAAATCCATAGCAGGTCACGCAACTGAAGAACTTTTAACAAGAGACTTAGCTTTAAAAGAAGGTGAGATTTTGAAAGTGCAGGCAGCTGATGCTAATAGACTATTGGTAGTGGCTAGTATACAAGAATTTGCAATACATAGAACGCCTCAGAGTGACTTGTAATGACAGCATTTATGTTAGTTTGTTATTTGAATTTAAAATTAGAAGGTGGTATTTATTTTAAAAATGTAAATGATTGTATTAATTTTAAACAAATATTAAACAATCAAACTATAATGAAAGACAAAGAAGAAGATATTTATCAATGTATGTGCAAGTTAGTTCCAAATATTGATTCAGAGAAAGTGAGGGTATATTAATGTTAACTGCTTTAATTGGCCCAGTATCTAATTTACTAGGCAAGTTTATAGAAGACAAAGACATGAAAAATAAGTTGGCACATGAGGTGGCGACTATGGCTGAGAATCATGCACAAGAACTTGCCAAAGGTCAGCTTGAAATTAATAAAGCAGAGGCACAGCATAAATCTATATTTGTAGCAGGCTGGAGACCTTTTATAGGCTGGACTTGCGGTGTAGCACTGTGTTGGCATTTCGTATTAGCTCCTATAACTATATTTTTGTGTGCATATATTGGAGTTGTTATACCTGAGTTACCTACATTTGACATGGGATCATTAATGACAGTGTTGATGGGTATGCTCGGTCTAGGAACACTTAGAACATATGAAAAACAAAAAGGACTTACTAAGTGATTTGGTTTTGGTTATCATTGAGTAAATATTTTAATAAGATAGGTAATTATTTTTATTACAAACACATAAATAGCTTAAGAAAAAAACAAGGGAGATAATTGTGAATATTGAACAGTTAAGATTAGAAATAGAAGTTGATGAAGGAAATATAGGTGAAATATATTTAGATCACTTAGGTTTACCAACATTTGGTATAGGTCATTTAGTTAAAAAAACTGATCCAGAAAATGGTATGCCAGTTGGCACACCTGTAAGTAGAAAGCGTATAAACACTTGTTTTAATGAAGATATACAAGGAACTTTAGAAGATTGTGAAAAGCTATATAAAGATTTTTATAAGTTACCAGAAGAAGTAAAATTAATTTTGTGCAATATGATGTATAATCTGGGGTACACAAGGCTCTCAAAATTTAGTAAACTAAAAACAGCTGTATATAAAGGTGACTGGAACAAGGCATCTTTGGAAATGACAGATTCTAAATGGTACAAGCAAGTGCCAAACAGAGCCGAGAGATTGGTCAAAAGAATGAAAGCAGTAGGAGCGTAGCATGATAGGAACAATATTTAGTTTAGCTGCACCAGCTATATTAGGACCTCTTGGCTTTAGTCCTATGATAGCAAGTGCTATAGGTGGTGGAATAGGTTCCTTGCTTCAGGGTGGCAGTACAGATGATGCCCTTAGAGGCGCAGCACTTGGTGGTCTTGGTGGATATTTAGGAGGTCAATTAGGTGGAGCAGGCGGCGCAGCTGTTGATCCAAAATTAGCAATGTCTCAAGCAACACCTTTTGCAGGCAATCCTGATATTGCAGGAAAAATGTTTGCTGGTGCAACAGATTTACCAGCTGGTATTACAGCGCAAAGTTTAGGGACTCAAGCAGGTCAACAAGCTATAGCACCCACTTTTATGGATACTTTAACAAGGCCAGAAGCAATAGGTGGTGGATTGGGTGGTCTAATGGCAGATTCAATGATTAAGCCACCTGAGTATGAGGAAAAAGAAAAAAGAAT